GCAGAGATTTCAGACAAGAGAACGCCAGACGCTGCGGTCGCATTTCCGTCAGAGATTTGATAGGTATTGTCGGTCAGAGCGTTAGCAAGACCAACGATTCCGCCGTAGGTGCTGGTGCCGTCGCCGTTGAATCCTGCGTCGTCTTCCTTGTAGGCAAACGCGTAGGCAATCTCGCCCGCAATGTCGTCGCCGATGTTGACAACGCTGTCCTCGAGAAGCTCGTTGCTGACCGTGGTCAGCGCCATCAACTTCTTGGCAACAAGATTGATTTGATCGAAAGACTGAGTGCTCTCTGTGCCAGCGGTAACCTCGCCAACAAAGTAAGCAGTCAGACCCGATGCGCGCTTGGGAATGCGGAGCGTGTCGGAAGCCATTGGCCACACGCGAGCGTTCTTGCGGAAGACGCCGTACTGCTCGCGCAGCGTGACAAGTTCATTCTCAAACTCATCAGGGACAAGGAAGCCGCCAGCAACGTTGACGCCTTCGCTGTGCGCCTTGCGAATCACGATGCCATTGTTGGAGCAGAAGTCAGCAGACTTCTTGTGCCCCATTGCACCGAGACACCACGAACCGAATCGGAACGCAGTCTCCTTGGACTTGACGTGCTTGAGACGACCGTAGACGCGAGCGTGTTCCCACGCCTTCGGCTCAACGGTCACGATGTTCCGAGGCGAGTCGGACATTGCACTAGCGATTGCGCTGCGCACGCTCTTGGTGATTTGGTCTTCAGTCATATTAGGATCCTGCATCTTGGCCTCACCCACCGGCATTTCAGAGCCAGCCGTCATGAGATGGACGTCAAGCGTTTCAGGGTCAACAGCAACGCCGTCCTTGTCAGTGATCATGAAGTTTCCTTCAAGGACCAACTTCTTCTGATGCATTGCTCCGGCTTGTCCATGCGTCTTTGCCGCGACGGCAAGCGCATTCTTGAACTGTTCAATCGTGATAGTCTTCATTGTGTTTCTCCGTGCGCGTGCTGAACGAGGACTACTTTCAGGGGTTCCGTAAGGCAGTCCGATCAACCGTAGAGCGCACCACGGCGACGCGCAATCTCTTGCTGCACGATCGCCTTGACATCAATCGGCGCGACGGCTTTCTGAGTTGAGCCCGCAAACGGAATCTCAACAACGATCGTGGTGCGTTTGGGCATGTCGATATTGAAGAACCGCTTGACCGCCAGCGGGGACAGGATTCCTTTGCGTACCGCTGTGATCAGCGCATCAGGATTGCTTTGCAGCGGGGCAAGTGAAATCTCAAGCAACTTCCATCGGCTGTAGACGGTGTGCGCCGAGTCGCCGTACTTCTTGCGATCGATGTCCGTTGCCCTGCGCATTCCATTCTGCTCAGACACGTAGCCGACGCTGATTCCTTTGACGATGCCCTGTCCGACTAGGGCAGCAGCAACGTCGGGAAAGAACTCGCCCGTGTAGTTCTCTGGCCGCTTAGCAAAGACAAAGTCTCCAACGATGTCCCTGTCGCGGCGACGCAACTTGACGGCCTTGCCAACGGGCTTGCCGTAGTCGTGATTCCAGAACAGCACAGGGTTGAGGTCAAACTCTTTGCTGTTCATGCCGGCGGGGATCAAGACCTCGCCGTCTCGATCAATGGTTTCGGCGGTGATGACAGCGGTGAATCCGCTTGCCGTGCCTTCGATGTTTGCAGAGAGAGTCTTCTTGATCATTGCGATTCCTCGTAGGGTCCGTCCTGTGCTGCTGCTTCGGCTTCCATTTCCTTGATCACTGCTTCGTAGTCGTCGATGAGTCTCGGCTGCATGGAACATCGACAGTTTGGATGAAGCGGTGGACCGTCGATTGCTTCATAGTCCAGGATCATTTCGTTGTCATCTGCGCCCTTCAGAATCTCGCCTTGAGCAAAGAACGCATCGTCGATGCCGACAGACGTCTCACCGAACATTTCAGAAGCAGCCTCGCAGAACTCGCACGGGTCAGGTGCCAGCAACCAGGTCTTGCCTTCAACAAGACCGGTTGAACGCCACGCTTCAGATTCAGCCTTGCGGCTTGCCCGGTTGGCTTCTGTGCGCGCAATGGTCAGAGCGCGTGAACGCGTTGAGCGCTCTGCGTCGCCTTCTTCTCCTGCCCATTCCATCACGCGGGAAGAGAGTTGTTGCGCTGTCTCGCCTGCTTGAATTCCCTCGCCGAGCAAGGTCTTGACCTTCACGGCTGTGTACTGCTTGACGCCGCGGGCAATGCCTCGAGCAAGCCTCACTGATTCTGACTTGACGTAGGCGTCAAGGTTTGCCGTCTGCGGGTTGAAGTCAGGGACAGACGAAGCCAGTTTCTTGATGGTTTCAAAGCCGAGCGTGATGCCCTGCTGTAGCGAGCGCTGCAAGTACGGACGCATGGCCTCAACGAGTTGCCTGTCCCACTTCGAGCTCATGAGCATTTGCTCGACCTCGAGCGTCAACTCAGGTGTCGGGACAATCGACACATTCAACTTCTTCATGACCGCGTCAATCTGCTTGCGGAGAATCTTGTCAACCGCCTTTCCGATTGCCGTCTCGTCTTTCGTGATGTTGTCAAACTCGTTTGCCGCCATGCTTGCCGACGGCTTCCGTGCTGCTTTGCAGACCATCGAATCATGAGACCACATCTTTTTGTGCGACACGATGCGTGTTGATTCGCATCCGCATCCGCATGAAGCGCTCTTGGTTCGGCGCACTGGCTTGACCTTGGACAACTTTGGATCGCTCGACGATGCGTACATGGACGAGAGAATGTCGTGCATCTCCGCTTCTGATTCATTGCCCTTTGCGTCGCGCAGCGTAAAGAACTGCCGCCGCTCAAGTCGGCTGTTTGGATTCTCTGTGCGGGTCGATACCTCCGTGTATCCCATGGCCGTCAGACCTGCGCTGAACTGGTCTACGGTCATCCGTCGAGGATTCGCGGGTATTGCGGCATCGTGCTTCTTCGGAGCGCTCAGGGACGGACTAGGCGGCTTCACGCCGGCGGTGGCACTTCCTCCGTCTTCTCCGCCGCTGCATGAATTCCCGGGCTTGAAGCCACCTGCTCCACTGCCACAGTCTTTCTGCAGGTCGACGAAGTTGTCATTCATCTTTCTTCACCTTTGATTGAGCAAGCACCATGTTGTATGCCTCGTCAGGATCCATGCCATCCGCCATCAGCCGAGCCAGTTCGCGCAGTCCAATATCGTTGTTGAGGTTGCTGAGGAAACGCTCTTCGGCTCCGGGCAGAGATTCGTCTTCAATGCTTGAGGCTGCTTGTGTATCTTTCATTAGTTTGTGTCCACGTGATCAAGTTCAACATAGAGACGCTTGACGCCATTCTTTTCTCGCCACTCTTTTGATTTCACTTCGAATCGACTTCCTCTTGGAAGAAGCCGCTCATCTTCGTCACGAGGCTCGCTCCACTCTTTCAAACTGAGTCCTTGCCTGCTATTGATTTTGAAGAAGGCGCTGCCATTGGTGTTTGCATATTTCATTGCTGTCTCAAGTCGAGTTGACGTGCTTACAAAGCCGTGCTCTGTGAATGTATCTCCAACTCCCATATCATCTATTTTTGCTACCAATATTGGACTATTCACTCCGCGAAAACTCTGCTGAGGTTTTGTGCTGCCTTCAGAGCGCGTTGCTACATCAAGCGCAGCAATCTGAATCGCCGTCTCTTTCTTGAGTCCCTTTAAAGAGTCGCCAGACAATTGCGCTTGCCGAAGTTCTGTGTTCAGGCGGGCATGACCGCCGTTCACCCAATCAACAACGGCTTGCTTTGCAGCAGGATTGTTATTGATAGCACTCCTTTGTTTCGATGTATTAGTTCCATGGAAACCAGTTTCCCAATCGTCTGGACTATCGTTTGGAAGTATTCCGATTGGTGGAACTCCCGGCGTTGAACTTGATCCAGCCATAAATGGCTTGGGTTGCTTGGCTGGTTTCTTTGCGGCTTCTGCTGCAACTTCTGCAGCAAGTTCCCGTCGCGCACTATTCATTGCTTCCCATGTTGGGAATGCACCTTGCTGCTTTGGAGGAGCAGTTGGCTCAGCATCAATTGGTGCAACCTTTGCTTGCGATCCAGACTTTGCAGGCTTGACCAATCCCGCAGCAATTGCTTTTTCCTTTGCAGCAATGCCAGGATCGTTCTTCAGAGTTGCTGCTTCAATCTTGTTCTCTACAGCAGATAGAACAATGCCAAAGTCATTGGCAACGGATTGGCGCTGCGGCTCATCCATTTTTGCAATTCTTGTTGCTGCACTCTTCTTTGCATCAGCCTTTGACTTGCCTCCCGCTTCTTCTTGCGCAACAAGTACGGCGTACAACTTTGCTTCGCCTACTGTCTTAATAGTGTCCTTTGGATAATTGGCTTTGCCCATCCAATCACCGGGCTTTTTACCTGCGTTAGATGATGCATCTGCATCTCCACCGCCGTCTCCTCCACTTGCGCACGAGTTGCCCGGCTTGAATCCACCAGCGCCGCTTCCGCAATCTTTCGTCTGCACATCAGACGATCGAGCTCGATCAAACTCATCGCGCTTGCGCTTCGACCACGACCAACCTTCGTCTCCTCCCCATCCGTTCCATGCTTGCCATCCCTTGCCCTGCTCGTCCCACGACTCGCCCTGCTTGTCGACTTCGTGGCGCTCGAAGTAGGCAACCATTCGACGGATGGTTTCCTCAGACAACGGCGTTCTGTTCTGCAGGTCACGCGCGCGCGCAATGCCAACAGCGGTCATGCCTCGTTGCGACTGAGGTGCTTCGGCTCGAACCTCGAGCGCGCGTCGCGCGTTGTCGGCAACTGACTGCGGAGGGGTTGTGTCGATGTCCTCGAGCGACTTGGTCTGGCCGTCGTCGCACATGGAGATAGCAATCGCAATTGCTTGCTCGCGGTCATATCCCTCGTCAAGCAGTTTGCCAATCTTCTCAGACGTGCATGCGTCGCTTGCTTTCTCGATTGAACCGCAGGCGCAGTTTGCTCCTGCACACTTGGCAACAATCGGCACTGCTGCTGCTGGCGGTTTCTCTTGCTGCTGCTGCTGCGGCGTGATAGGAGAGAAG